ATTCATGTGGGTTTTACGTAACAAAAGGTCCTTGCAGAAAAGTATATATGATACAAAAAATTAAAGGTATTAAAAAATTTATTAAACATCAAGCTTGGTTACCAGTATAAAATATGAAAAAAATTATACATATTAATCAACATATTATTAAATCAAATAGTAAGACCGGAGAAAGAAAACCTGTTATTACCTGCAAAACATATAAAGAAAATATATACGGGTATGAGGTAGAATTTTCAAAAGGAAAAGTTGTTTACAGCCCAGACAAACCATTATCATGCGGTGCAAAAGTTTGGATTGAAACCGAAGACAATATTGATATATTAACAGACCAAGGATGGATAGTATTATGAAAAAGAAATCCGAAGACGAAATTGCAACAGATAACGAACTTGCAATTTTACGAGAAAAACTTGAAACAGAAATTGATGTTTTTGAACGATGTAAAATAAGAAGAAGAATAAAATACCTAGAAGACGAAAAAGGAATTTTTTTAGAAGCACGGCGAACTTGGAGATAAGATGTCAATTGCACAGTATGATTTTACCAAACAAACAAACTACTTAAAAAGAAAAATGTTTTTAGATCCAGAAGGTCCAGTGTCGGTTCAACGTTTTGAAGAAGTAAAATATAATAAACTTCAAAATTATGAATTAATTCAACGTGGATTTTTTTGGGTTCCAGAAGAAATTAGTCTTACCAAAGACAAAATGGATCATAAAGATGCAAGCGAAGCAGTTAAACATATTTTTACTTCAAATTTATTAAGGCAAACTGCGTTAGATAGTATACAAGGTAGAGCACCTTTTCAAGTGTTTGGTCCTGTATGTTCAATTCCGGAATTAGAGGCATTGCTTCTAACCTGGAGTTTTTACGAAACATCAATCCATAGTAAGTCTTATTCACATATTATTCGTAATGTTTATAATGTACCTAAAGATGAATTTAATAAGATTCATGAAACATCTGAAATTGCAGGGATGGCTGCAAACGTCGGTCGTTATTATGAAAAATTGCATCTTCTTAACATACGAAAAGAATTAGGTGAAGATATATCATTGCATGAACATAAAAAAGCAATTTGGTTAGCACTTCATGCAAGTTATGCATTAGAGGCATTACGTTTTATGGTATCATTTGCCACAAGTTTAGCAATGGTTGAAAATAAGATATATATCGGAAACGGTAACATCATTAGTTTAATTCTACAAGATGAATTATTACATACCGAATGGACTGGCTGGATAATTAATAATGTTACTAAAGATGATCCAGATTTCTTAGAAATCGAAGAGGAATGTAAAAACGAAGTATATGAAATGTATTTAGAAGTTATCCAAGAAGAAAAAGATTGGGCAACTTATCTATTCAAAAAGGGAGTCGTTATTGGGCTAAATGCTGAAATTTTGAAGGATTTTGTCGATTTTACAGCGTTTTCTAGACTAAAAGATATCGGTATTAAGTATTTAGAAGATCACCCTAAGTTTAGCCCAATCCCGTGGTTTAATAAACACACAAATATTTCAAAAAAACAATCAGCTCTTCAGGAAACAGAAAGTACTAATTATGTTGTAGGTGCAATGAGTTCTGAGGTCAATTACAACGAATTACCGGAATTATAAGTAAAGTTATGAGTTATATATTAATTGAAAAAACAAAAAAACATATTGAAGACTTAGAAAAAATATTATTATCAACTTCAAATACACAAACTATGAGTGTAACCGTAGAAAGTATTAAATCAGCAAAAAATAAACTTGATATATTAGAGAAACTTGAGTTAGATAAATCTAACAATATTGTTAGTGATATGAAAGCAATTTTAAGTCATACCCGTGCAATTGACGATAAGTATAATTGTGGATCAGTGAAATTTATGCATCGTTTTGCAGACTTTTTAGAAGTAAGTGTATCAGCTTCTTTAGCAACAAAGGTAAGAAAATATACAACTAAAAATATTCATTCGCCAGTGTGTTCTATAGTAGCTAGTAAAAAACCTGAATTGATTCCAATGCCACAATACGGCGATCCTATATATGATAAAGTAGCAGCATTTCGTCAAGCACAAGTAAATGAACTTAAAAGGTTAACAAATATCTCAAAAAACTTTTTAGAAAAACCACTAACCTTTCGTGAAAAGTTAATAATAAAAATCAATAAATTGTTAGGGAAATCTAAACATGATTTAATAAAAAAAGAGCAAGATGACAGCATGAAAAAATTTGAAGAATTATTATTAAACAATATAAAAGAGGAAATAATATGATAAATGCAACAGAAGATGTATTAAGAATACATATATTACAAAATAAATTTAATCAAATTGAAGATAAAAATAAATGTTTACGAGTTCAATTTTTAGACTGGTTATCTAACAAAATGTTAGATTGGAGTAAACAAATTAAACAAGTGTTAGATCGCATTGACGCACCATGTGTTATTAGATTTGATAAACCAGAAAAACATAAATCTGTTTATGAAGAAATTGATCAAGCTGATTATATTGCTACCGGTCTCAGTCAATATACAGATGTAAAAGGATTGAGAGCTGGTAAATCGTTAGATGAATGCACATATGTGATGCTACAAGATGGTTCTCTAAAATCTCGGGCACAATCTCGGGCAGAAATGTTAGATGAAATAAGAGCTGCATCTGACAGGATTGATGCAGAAATAAAAAGAGTTGAAGAAGAAAGACAGCTACAATTTTAACAACATAAAGGAAATAATATGACAACTGCAATAGTATGGTCTAAAGATAATTGTCCAAATTGTGTACAGGCAAAGAATTTGCTCAAACTTATGGATATCACATATGAAGAAAAGAAAATTGGTGAAGGATACACTAAGGAAGATTTATTAGAAGTTGTTCCAACTGCAAGAGCTGTTCCGCAAATATTTTTAAATGAAGAATATGTTGGCGGGTTTACTGAACTTAAAAAACATTTTGAAAAATAATGGCTTCTCAATATCCGTTTGCAACAACATCTACTATTTCTACTATAAATTCAGCTAATTTATCTACTAGGATAAGTATGGCCTCATATATTGGAAATAGTACACCTAACAATCTGAATAACAGTAGTAATTTACAACATGTAAAAGGTACAGAATTACACGTAACCGGACCTGCAAGATTTGATGGCAAAGTTACAATGCACGGAGAGGATCTACATGAAATGTTAAAACAAATTCGAAAAAGGTTATTAATATTAGTACCTGATCCTAAGAAACTTGCCAAGTTTGAGGCTCTGCAAAAAGCATATGACCATTATCTGTTATTAGAGGCATTATGTTATGAGGATAAAGATGACCGATAAAGAAAAGTTAGAACAACGTGTTGCACAGTTAGAACAACTTGTAACTAGATTAACCAGACAAGTATTATTTCTTGAAAGAGAAAATAATCGCCGTAAAAACGAAATTCAAGCAATAGCATCAAGAAGGTAAAAATGACAATAAAAGTTGTGACATCAGAAGTAGAATATATCGATCATATGGGAACTGATAAAACGGTGGTCAATTCAGCAAGAGTTTCATTTGGTGCCGATGATCAGTTAAAAGTTTTTGAAGAGCGTGATGAAAACCTAATCAAATATCTCTCAACCCATAACCATTGGAGTCCATTTGCACACACCTCAATTCAATTAAAAATTAAAGCTCCAATATTTGTTGCAAGACAATTAGTTAAGCATCAAGTAGGTGGAGTTTGGAACGAGATATCTCGAAGATATGTTAGTTTTGAACCTGAATTTTATGCAGTAAATACATTACGTGGAAAACCTGTAAATGCAAAACAAGGGTCTGCTGGTGATATAGATTCTAAATTTATTGATATCATTTATAAATCATTTGAACAATCATTAAATTCTTATGAAGAATTACTTGCAGCCAACATTGCACCCGAACAAGCACGGTTGGTTCTCCCTCAGGGTGCAATGACAGATTGGTATTGGACTGGAAGTTTGGTATTTTGGAATAGAGTATGCAAATTACGGTTAGATAGCCATTCTCAACAAGAAACAAGTGAAGTTGCTCAACAAATTTCAAAGATCTGTTCAAATTTATTTCCAGTTAGTTGGAAATATTTAATGGCTGATTCTCAAAAAATTTAGGCGATCTACCCGCAACCTGCACATACAAAAATAGGAAAAATTATGCTTATTAACAAAGAAACATCAACCGGTGAAGTAGTAACTATTAAATTGGTTACAAGTGAAGAACTTATTGGAAAATTAAAAGAAGAATCTAGCACACATTATTATATAGAACGACCGCTTGCATTAGTAATGAGTCAACAAGGGTTAGGATTACAACCTTGGTTATTTACAGTAGATACTGAAAAAGTTATTTCTTTTCCAAAAGACAAAGTAATGATTATTATGCCAACTATGAAAGAAATGGCAGCTAATTATTTACAAGGCACAACCGGTATTGTACTAAATTAATTATGTCAAGTTTAATAGCGGTTGACCACGATCCGGACTCAGCAGGATTTGGATTTTTAATTGCAGAATCCGGCGATAGTTCTCCTGGTACTGTTTTTATAAATGGTAAAAAAATTATAGTAGGTATAACAGATGCAGTAACCGACGGTACACTTGAGCTTAATACAGAAAGTGTACAGTTTAGTTCAACGGTGTTTGCTTACGGTAAAGGAGTTCATCGCAATGGTGACTTCCGTGCAGATGGTGCAGTTACTATTGTAATAGGTCAATCAAGCGTGTTTGCTGGTTAGAAATTGTCCGGATGGAGTAAATCTACATAGTAGATTGTTGCAGTGAAAGACTCAAGTACTAGACGCAGGTTACTCAAGTCCATCGGATTGCGTTAGGTTGACAACATCCCTAAATTGTTGTTTATCACATGTACAGGAATATTATGAAAAACACTATTTTCTCATCAGTACCGTCCGAAACTCAACAGTTGTTAAATGCTGCCTCAGATTTTTTTAATTTTTCGCATGAATCAATTTATACAACCGACTTAGATGGTATTATATTAGCTGTCAATAAAAGATTAACCGATTTAACTGGATATACCAATGCTGAACTTATTGGAAAACACACAAGAATATTAAAATCAGGAATACACGATTTATCTTTTTACAAATCATTATGGAAAACTGTAAAAACTACAGGTAGTTGGACTGGCGAACTTACCAATCGAAAAAAAGATGGTTCTCTTTATAATATAATAACAACAATTATAACAATTTTCGATGATAATAATAATCCAATACGATACTTATCAGTAGGAACTGATATTTCATCTATTATAGAGACTAGAGAATTGTGCAAAACCTATGCAAACTTTGACATGTTAACTGGCTTGCCTAATAAGCGGCATTTAGATACATTATTAAAATCTGCAAAATCTTCTGCAATTAGAAATAACAATATAGCTGCAATTTTATTTTTAGATCTAGATGGATTTAAACAGATAAATGGCAATTACGGTCATGCAATTGGTGATCTGTTTCTATGTGAGATAAGTAAAAAATTACAGAATTTGTTAAGAGATAGTGATTCACTTGTTAGGTTGGGCGGTGACGAATTTGTTATTATTTTAACAAATTTACATTCAACTGATGATATTGTTGTTCCATTAACAAATATACTTCAAACTTGCAGAGAACCAATAACTGTTGAAAATATTATGTTGAATACTTCCGTAAGTATTGGAATAAGTTTTTATAAACCAACTTATGATGTTGATTGTGAAACTATTTTAAGAAATGCAGATCAATCTATGTACATTGCAAAAATGAAAGGCAAGAATCAATATCACATCTACGATCAAACTGTTGATAAACTAGTTTCAACTAGAACTGAAATTTTAAATGATACCCTTTCTTCACTTAATCAAAATCATTTTGTTTTACATTATCAACCAAAAGTTAATATAAAAACCGGAGAATTATTAGGAGTTGAAGCATTAATAAGATGGAATCACCCAACTCAAGGATTATTATACCCAGAATCATTTCTTCCACATATACTAAATACAACAATTGGTATTATAATAGACGATTTAGTAATAGTTTCTGCAATGAAACAATATAATAAATGGTTAGAAATTGGGTTTGATATTCCAATAAGTATTAATCTTGATTCAAAATATATATCACAATACAATTTTAATGAAAAAATAGACTTATTTTTTAAAAAATACAATATTCCTAAAAATAAGATATCAATAGAACTATTAGAATCTTCATGTATTAATTTAAATAACGAATTTATTAAAAAAATAAACAAATGCATCGAATCTGGTATTTTATTTGAAATGGACGATTTTGGTGTAGGGTATTCATCAATCTCAAATTTATTAAATATTCCAATTTCAACTTTAAAAATTGATAGATATTTTGTTAATAAAATTCAGAATAATGATCATCATTACATTACAATTGAACATATTATAAATTTATCAAATAAATTGAATATTAAATGTATTGCAGAAGGGGTTGAAACTGTTGAACAAGGTGAAATATTATTGAGCCTAGGATGCAAATATGCTCAAGGTTATTTAATAGCAAAACCAATGAGTGAGCTAGATATTCCGCAATGGATACGAACATAGGAAGTTCCTACCGAATGGCAAAAAAAGATTGACTTTTAATTTTGTTGTGTTATTATATGTACAACATAAAAAGGATGTATGATTAATTTAAGTTACTTGTATCAAGTAATTGCTCGTAAGAGATCCACTGCAATAAGGTAGCATAATCTTCTAGGGATACGTGTGGTGGATAAATTTTACAATAACAAAATGTGTATTGAGCACCCTGATTAGCGATAACACCTGAACCCAATCCTAATTATTGTAACAGTATACATCTTATTGTTGTAAATCCTTTGAAATGAAGGCGTGCAAGACTGGGGTTCGACTTACAAATCGAACATAAATACTATTATGTTCTACACAGTATATAAAACAACTAATCTCATTAACGGCAAGATTTATGTTGGGCTTCATGTAACTCGTAATTTAGAAGATAATTATTTAGGCAGCGGATCTCAACTCAAATCAGCAGTTAAGAAATACGGCAAGGAAAACTTTAAGAGAGAATATATTAAGATATGCAATTCTCCAGAAGAGATGTATAAGTTAGAAGCAGACATCGTAAATGAAGATTTTGTTAAAAGATCTGATACTTACAATATGAAAACAGGCGGAACTGGATCTTGGTATCATG